GTCATTCTTGGCGGTTACGACTGTGATGGTCGACCGAAGCCGACTTATCGTCGTGCCCTTGGGTACGAGAGGATGACGTCAGGCTAATATTGACATTGTCTCTTTGACGCACGTTATCTATGTCAGATAACATACCGTCAAATTTGAATAGCTTAATGTAAGCATCGATATAATCGTTGTTTAACATTTCATACTTAGGTTCCCTCAGATAGGGAATACGGTACTGACCAGTTTCCAGATCTAGCACCTTAGTGTTAGATGTGTAAACGCTATTCAAGTATCGATATAAGTACAATACAGTATTTGTATTGGCCTTATCAAACAAGGAAAGACGGTCTAAGGTTTTATAACCTACGACACTCTCTCCGAGTTTGTCCTGAGTTTTAAGTAAAAACTTAATTGATTCAGGTTCGATTGATACAGTGTCTGCATCTTCATCTCTGAAGACAAGCCGATCGGGAACAACTGTTTTGATTCCCTTATCGTACTTGCCTCGCGCAACGCGCGCAATTGATATCATCTCTTGCGCCGCGGCGGTCTCTTTGAGAGACATAGAGTCTAGCTCGGCTAGGCCTATGACTCCATCGAGACTATCAGAGTTAAGATCATAACGAGTGAGAAGCAAATCTGCTTTCGCGCGTGCAATCTTAGATGCTCTGTCATTCATCAACAATGTTGCTTGATAGACAAGAGCACCGAGTGTAGACAGGATGAGGTTCTCCAGAAATAACAACAGTGTTGTTACGTCTGTGTCACCCCACACTTGGTCTGGGTTCTCCACGAGAGACGAACCCTCGGCCAAGTCTAGTATCGTGGTCAATTTGATTATGGTACGTGTCCGGTCCTCCAAATTCTCTCGATTCTTGTTAGAATCAAGTAGAATATCTTTCTTCATATCGAATAATTCGATAAAGGAAGGATAATTGGGATCCCGCTCTTTTAAATGATTAAAAAGAGTCGGACCATAATGGTCGTTTCTAAGAAATTTAGAAACCAGACCTGGAGAAATAATGGAATAGTCTTGACCATTCCATGCATTTCTTGAGACAAATTCTGTGAAGCTACCAAAAGAAGTTTTGAATTTCGTTTTGGTAAGATTGATTGGGACCCCTATTTCTTCGTACCTTTTGTGCATTTTGCCCAAAGGGTCAGCGAGAATTAGGTCGTCTCCTACTTTCATAAAGTAGGGGTCGGAAGAATCTGGATACAGTTCTCCAAGGGAGAATTGTATAAAGATCAGGTCGGTGAGTTGCGCAATAGCGAAACTCCCCTTTGTACCCATACCTTGGCCTTTTCCATAATAAATTGGACGAGTTCTTGGTCGTACAAACCATGGACACTTTACGGCCAACGCATTCCATGCGTCAGCCAATCGTTGTCCGAACAGGGCCTTCATTACTATGTACTGAAGAGAAGCCGGTAGGTTATCGGTCCAAGCACTAGCATCTAATGATACTAATGTTTTCCGAACCTCCTCAGGTTGGGATTGAATATCATTCCATCCCTGACTGTGTGAATAATAACAGCACTGTTTTTGAAACAATGCTCGTGTTACATTCACAACCAATCGTTCCACAGGAGCCAATATAGATTGTGTCGTAAAATCGCAAATTGCGATTATACGAGACTTATTGCCCTTATCAGGTATGCTAGTTAACTTCCTTAATAGGATGTTTTCGGTACTCTGGTTGTTTTCTCGAGCAATCCGCTCGATAAAACTGAGGAAAGTGTTGTTATTTGTAATAACACACATGTCCTTTAGAGCACTATATAGCTTTACGTCTTTTACCAGAACGTCTGCTTCGGCACAAGCTGTTTCAAGCTTGGGCTTTCCATTAGGACCATTAGATGGACCAAGGAATAATTCGAAGGAGATATCAGAGAGAGTAATTAACTCTCTCTGTTCAGATAAGAAGTTTCGAGTAAACTTTTCGAAACGACTTACTAAATCTGGGTCCAACTTGAACTTAGTTTTAAGCTCGTGAAGAGCTTCTAAAGTTGAGTTGGCAGAGCAAACTCTATTTAATTTAAATAGAGTATTAAGGAATCGACGAGTTTCGACTTGTTCATATTCCGTTTCTTTATTATCGATATTATCGATAATAAAGTGAAATAAGGGACGAAGATGAGTTAAGGCCTTAGGCCACTTATCTTTGCGTCCAGTGGAAACCCATCCTGGGTTCTCTGGATTCCTTCCTTCTAGAAGTGCGGTAGCGTAGGTCAATATGGCCTTCCACTTAGCCGTTCCTTCTATAATCCCATGATTTTCAATGAATTTATCATGAGATTTCACAGTTAATGTGATGAAGTTGCTCAGTTCCTCTGGAGAGTATAACTTTCCAAGAGATTTTGTAAATATTGGGATCAATAGATCAAATCTAGTTTTCCCAATAAACCCGGATGAAGGGACTCGTCCCTTGTCACCCTTCGTAGCCTTTGAAATTCGTAAAACTCTAGGAGTTTTATTGGATTTTACACTCAGGTGCCGTAATTGTGATGTAAAAACATCACGACTTACAGCATCAAGAGATGTCATACGACAACATGAACAAGCTTGTCTATGGCCTCGCATAGCGGGACTGCCCCGGAAATTACAGGGGTATACCAATTTGTTTGTAAATCGCATGATAATAATTATGTGGTCCCTGCATTCAAATCAGTACTCACTCGCAGCGAAAAGATGCG